ATTATCTTTTGCACTATAAAGAAATTTCTTTGGGTCGGCCGATTCCGCCGTTTTTAGGTCATACAGGAAACCGTCGGACCCCACGGCGTCGATGGCAGATTTGAGCCGGGCGCCGCAATAGTCGACGGCCAGCATCACTTCGGTTCCGATGAAGGTAATTTTTAGGACTTCTTTAATGGTCTTCTGAAGGGCCGCGGCAAAAGTTTGGCACTCTTGCGCTTCATCGGCGTTCACAATGGTTTTCCCCTTGGCGCCGGCTTCAAAAGCGGCGTAAGCCAGTTTCCCAGCGGATGTCCGGCGGTCGATTCCTTCGGGGAGAAAAGCAAAGCGGCTTTCAACGGCTTCGGGTTCCAGCACCAGGGCATGAGTCAAAGTCCCCATGCGCAAGGCTTTGGTTTCTTCGCGTTCGGCGGTCATGTAGTGTTTGTAATGCGCCGGACTTTTCAACAGGCGTTTGCTGGCGCTACAATTAAGCGCGGAATACTTATTGTATTCCTCGCGGTTGGAGATCGTTAAGGGGTTAGACATGGTGGGTTGTTTCGGTTGGTAAAAGGGTCAAATGTTCAATGGGCATCCGCCAGCCGTTTATCGAGGGGTCGGCGTATTCGTCGAGCAAGTAAAGTTGAGCGCTAAAACGTTTAAAGATTTCTACTTCTCGGAAAGTGCGTTCGTCAACAATTCGCGCGCCGCATATCATTTTGCCTCGATCCTTTTCCCAAAAGGGGATGCCGGATGACGTTCGAATAGTTCGGACTTCGCCAGAATAGCCAACGTCGGGAAGGTTTTTGCGGGCGGGGTGGAGTTCATTCGGCCAAAGCGGGAAATTCCATGTAACGTTGTAATGTTTGGCATAAGCCCATTCCGCCACCAAGGACCGAACGTCCGCAAGCAAGTCGTGTTCCAATTTTCCGGCGGCCTTCCCCTGGGCATAGTTGGGGCGGTCTTCGGAATCAAATTTCATGGCCCACCGTTGAACGGCTACAAGCGCGCACATCTGGACTTCGGCCGTGGAAAGTTTGACAATCACAGTTCGTTATCTTCTGGGGATTCAACCGCGGATGAGATTTCAGCGCATGCGTCCAAGGCTTTCTCAATGGCTTTGTCGGAAAGGTCCAAAGTGTTGCGAAGGACGCGGAGGGAGGTCTGGACGGATTTTAGGCGATCATACAAAGGCTTAACGTCCCAGGACTCGTCGATGGCGTCAGCGTCGGTCCGGGTGTGCTGGCGTTGGGCGCCTTTGATGTCGGTCAGTAGGTGCCGGGCGTCGTCGCCGACAATCTCGGTTTCACAATAGAATTCCAAAGATGACAGTTTGTCGTCAATGATTGCCAGATGGCGTCGGATGGCGTCGCGGTTTGTCATTGGGAAGGGATTACGGGGCAACTTCGTAGATCGCAAGGTCTTTCCCCCGAAGGAAGAAACGAACGGCGGATTTCTTTAATGCGTCAAGGTTCCCGTTGCGTTTCCATTGAGCCAGGGACAGTTTGAACGCGGCGGCGTCGCGCTCGGCAACTTCGCAGTAAGGGATAGAGTCAAGGAAGATGAACAGGGCAAACGGCTGCGGGACTTGGGCGGCCCGTTTAAAGACGCCGGCGGGGATGGCAAAGTCGGGTTTAAAAAGGCGGTTCATATAGCGTTCGGGTTGATTCGGTAGAAGTCTCGTTTGCTTCCCTTGCGCGCCCAGAATTCAATTTGGCGGCCGTTGGTCGTTACCCCTTTCTTTCTCCATTTCCAGAGTTCGACTCGGAAGTCGTCTTCACCCCAAACCACAAATTCGGGATTTTCAACGCGGCCGTCAATCACTAGGAACAGGGCATAACAGTTGACCGGCATCCGGGCGGCCATGGCTTGCATGGCAATCGGCGGATTGGCGGGTCTGTCTGGCATTAGCGGATGGCTTTAAAGAATGCGTCTTTATTCCCGTTAATTAGGTTAATTTTGTCGGCGGGAACATCGTCCAAAGTGTCGGACGTTTCGGGGATCCAGCCTTTTTTGACGCAATAAGCGTGAGCGCGTTCGGCTTCCATGGCGGTTAGAAAGGAATACCAAGGGCCGGAAGGTTTGACGGCCGTGGCGGGGTCTTGTCGGCTTGCGGATGCGCCATCGTCGTCTAGGTCAACGGAGATTCCGCAAGCGGCCTGGAGCGATTGCCGGCGCAGATAAGTTAGGCAGGAACCCAATTGCTGGGCGGTAAGCCCGTCGGACTTGATTGCAAGGGAGCCGGATTCAATGGTTTCGCCGGATGCGTGGACAAAGTTCGTATGCACTCGGACCATGCCGTCGGCCGAAGACAGCGGGGTGTGAACGGCCAGATTGAAGCGCTGGGCAACGGCTTTAATGGTGTCCAGAATTTCGGACAGGGATGCGTAACGGTTTTTAAGGTGTCCGTTCACGCGATCGGCGTGGACGTTGCCAATGGCGTTAAGGAAACCGACAAGGTCGGCGCGGGCGGAGTTGGGTTCTTTGGGCATGTTAGGGGGTGTTATTCGGTTCTAGTTTTGGGAGAGGGAAGTGGCTTTTTGTTCGTAGTGCAATCAACGACGACGTCCAGGGCAAAGTCGGTCCGCTTCTTTTCGACATACAAAGCAACGTAAGCCTTCCCGGATTTGAGGGTCGGCGTGAGTAGTCGGGCAATTCGGTTGTCCGGCAGCAAGACGTAGTCGGTCCCCTCAATGGGAAGAATGTCGCGGCAGGGATGAGAGCAGGGAAGTTTTTTGGTCATAGTGAGAAAGGTTAATTGATGGCGCCGCGGACGGCTGAATTGTAGATTAGCAAAGCGTCGGCCGTTGCCAAAGTGACGTTATGATCGGGGAAGAGTTCGGCAGCGCGAGCGCGCAAATGTCGTTTCCAGCCGGTGCCGTGGTCGGCTTTGTTGCCCACGGGATGGGTCTTTTGCCAAGCCTGTGGCCGGACGCGGTGGACTTTCCATTTAAACGCAACGCCGGCGCCGTAGATGATGCCAAAGTTAAAATGCATCTTCCCAACGGACGATCCGGGAATATTGCGGCCGGTGAAGAGGGGAGGGTCTTCAACGTAAAGTTCGATAAGGGGTGATTTTACAGAAATTGAGCGCAGCAATTCGATAACGTCAAAGTCGGTCGGGGGCATTTTAACCGCGTGGACTTTGCCAGCCTCGTTCCAAACTATGCCGCCCGACACGCCGGGGTCGACGGCAACGACAATAAGTTCGGCGGTGGGCATGACGGGGGACATTGTGGACGGCTTAACGTTTCGCAAGACGGAAAATGTTTCCAACGCGGGAAGCGTATCCGGTCACGGGGAAGTTCCCGCGGTGGGCGGCGGTCCAACCCATGTTCCAAACTACGGCAATCTGTTCGGCCGTAGGGTCGGCGATGCCAATATGGGCAAAGCGGCGGCGGATGACGCGAACAAAAGCGGCGGCCGTCATATCCTGGGCAGTAGCGTCGCGCCAATGCGACCAGGCAAAGAAATAGTGGCCTTCTAATTTTAGCAGATCGTTAGCCTCGGACCATGAAACGGGCTTCATTTGGTAGGCGCCGCGTTCGCCGGCCTTGCCAACGGCGGTCCGCTTCCCGCCGGACTCAACCTGGGCGATGGCTTCCAATAGTATAGAGTCGGACTTTGCTTGCGGGTTCATTTGAGCGCTGGCGGTATGTCCCAATAAGACCAGTGCAAGGGTGGAAAATCTCATCGGATAATTCGGTAGACGGCGGAATCGTTAATTTGGAATCCGTCGTGGCGGTAGGATTTACGAAGGCCTACCCATCCGCCGGCGGCCGCGTAAGGCTCCAGCGTGACGTCAAGCGCTCCGGCCTTGAGCATAGCGGACGTGTGACCGTCCAGCATGTCTTTAAAACGTTTGGCGGCAATCACGGACTTGGAGTCGCGGTAGTCGCCAGATTCAATTCGGGCGTTAATTTCGCGCATGTCGTATTGTAGCAGCCGGACAACGTCGACCAGGGTGAAGGGTAGTTCGCTCACGACTGTTTTCCCTTCTTGGCTTTGCGCCGACGTTTCGGTTTGAGACGATACAAGGTCGGGTCAATTGATTCCCATTCTGCAAGCGAGATCGAAAGGTGTATCCCCTCCATATCGGGCCACGATTTATAACTCATTTCTTCGACAAGCCATCGTTTCCCAAAAAGAACCATCCCGCACCCCACGTCAACGGAGTCTTGCCGGAGGTCATCTGCTTTCGGTTTTCTCA